CATGTTAAATACAAAATCCAGAGACAAAAAGATGGGTCGTATGCCATATTAATGAAGGATATGAACACGAAACGCTTGACAATACACAGTTCTCATGATACATATGGAGACGCTCATGATGAGTTGACTGATATAAATCATAAGCCGAGCCAAGTAGAAACTATGACGTTTTTAAATGACTTAAAAGATGCAATAAAATAAAATATGACAATTAAAGAGCAGGTAAAAAACGCTAGGGCTAATGGAATGACATATAGCCAAATTACAGAAGAATTTGGAATCGCTAAATCAACCGCCCGTGATTGGGTTTGTGGTGATGATGACACATCAAGTGGAGTCACCCCTTATACTAATGATAATCTTCAAAGGGATCGACCAAAAAGATTTCAAAAAACTGAAGATGAAATTTTGGAATTCTTATCTCAATTGGCCCCCATAAAGGTTTCTCCGAAATATGAATCCGAATCAGTTGTTGAATTAAATGATTATGCTATCGTTGGTTCCGATTTCCACTTTGGGTGTCACGATAAAAAATCCATAGATATTTTCTTGGAGACGGTTTTCCAGTTGAAACCTAAAACAATTATATTGAATGGTGACACCATGGATTTCCTAGCGGTATCGAAATATCCAAAGGACTTGAAACATAATTGGTCCCTTCAATATGAGAGGGAGGAGTATCATGCATTTTTAAATGAGCTTATTAATATTTCTGGTGGTGCCGAGATATTCGAAACGGTTAGTAACCATAGTGGACAATCTATTGACGGTAGATGGAGACGATATCTTTCCGATAGAATCGGGGAATTGGCATCGTTGGACAACATAACAGAAATTTTAAGTTATGAAAATGTATTCATGGGTCAATTTAAAGACCGTGTTAAACATGTGGATTATGTGGATCTAAATGGATTGATCGTTACTCACGGCACAACTGTTCGTAAAAATGGGGGAGCTTCTGCTAGGGGTGAAATTGATAAGTGGCATACCTCTATTCTTCATGGCCATACCCATAGAATTGGATCATCATGTCAAAGAATTCCTTCTATTGGAGGAAGACCAGAAAGACAATTAGTTGGTCTGGAAGGTGGATGTTTATGTAGTTTAGATGCGGCATACGGTTCTGCTTTAAATTGGCAGCAGGGATTTAACATAGTGAGTCTTGGAACAACCAATGGTGGATTTGGAGTGGAGCAAGTTTATATAAATAATGGAACAGCTAATATTTCTACTCTTGGTGTGAGTATAAAAGCTTAAATATTGGAATGATTCCATTTAATATATTTTTAGAACGAAAGCAGAGAAACCCCCTGCGTAAAGAGGGGTTGGTTTCTTCTGGAGAAGTCGATTATACAAGCCCAGAATTTTTAGAAAAATATAGACAATATTATAGAAAATATCCAGCAGAAAAAATGGATGACGATGCTGATAGAATGATTCGTATAAAATATGAAAATCTATTAAAATCATCAGAATCGTTAGCTGAGACTTATCTAGAATCCGAAATTCAGAAATTATTAGATAAGATTAGAAGACCTACAAGTAAAGGATATAAAAAGGTTTATGAATATCAGGGGGTTCAGGTCTTTATAGATGAAGAAAATATAAACGATACCAATTATGAAATTGGTTCATATAATTATAGAATCGTGAAACATAATGTATTAGTTATGTTAACTTATGTGCGTGATATATTGCCAAATAGGAAGCCTAAAATAGTAATAACTTCTTTGGAGAAAAACCCATATACAAAAGGATCATATGATCCAAATAATCCTTCTGCTGGGATGGCTTATAGTAAATTTATATTTATTGATGAAAATCACATGGATGATTCGGTATATTATGTCCATGAACTTGCTCATTGGGTTGCCGATTTAATTCCAAAGCAAACTCAAGAAATGTTGATCAAAGCATTTAGGAAATTTATTGATCTTTACTATAAAGAGAGTAAACTTAGAAACCCCACTAAGAGAGGAAAAGAATTATCAGAAGCCGAGAGAATCAAGATAGCAGATAAGCTAGGGTTTCCCGAATATGGGCTAACAAACCATGATGAATTTTTTGCGGTATTAATTGAAAATTGGAAACAGTTGCCAAATACCAAATTAACTTATAAATTTAAATCTTTAGTTAAAAATGTTTTAACTAGATTGTAAACACGAATAATGCGAATAATAAATGAAAATAATATACGAGGGGACAATTAATGGGCATAATTTTCAAATGATTGATGGAACAGTCATTGAAGTGTGGTCAGATTTAGATAATGAAAGACCAGAATCTTTTATTTTTGTAACAGAAGGTTCTATTAAAAGTAGGAAGGATTTTGATTACGAAATTATGTTATGGGCTAGTAAAAATACAATAGTATAAATTAAAACCGAATTATAATTGACCCATGAAGAATCCAGAAGAATCAATTAAATACGTCAAAAATTTCATTAGCGAACTCACCGTTATACAGAATATCTATTTTGATGGGTTGTGTGAAGGATTGGGATTGACAGAAGAGGGTAGGGATTGGATGTTCGATTACGTGTTTAATAATGTCCCCGGTTCGAACACATTTGAAGAATATCTCAAAGGATACGAGAAGACTTTTGGAGAAATGAAGTAATTAAAACCGAAATACACTGGTCCTATGAACTTGGACTTAGAGAGAACAACATTTACAAAAATATCCGATATTGAAATACCTGATATTTTCTTTAATAGAATATTATCTGGCTGTGATGAGATTGATAACATCTTCGGATCAGGTATTTTACCGGGATCTACAATGACATTGAAGGCACTTCCGGGTGTTGGTAAGAGTGTATTTGCGCTCACGTTGTCAGAAAAATTAACAAATCTTAGTTACAATGTTGCATATTCTTCTGGTGAAGAAGATATTCGACAGCTTGCATACAATTGTAAACGACTTGGTATTAGTAATCTTGAAATTGGAACTATTACAGATGTTGATGAATTATTGGATGTAATGCCCGGTAAGGATTTTATGGTTATTGACTCTTTCCAGACATTAACCACTACAAAGGAATTAAATTCCAGAGAACGAAACAAATACTTTATTGACAATCTGGTTAAACAGGCTAAGGTCCATGAGTGCTCGTTGATGTTCATTGTTCAAGAAACGGCAAGCGGAGAAATTCGTGGTGGAACAACTCTACCATATGCTGTGGATGTTAATATGAAAATTATTAAAGATCCCGATGATAAGGATTTTAGAATTTTCGATGTCTACAAAAATAGATTTGGCCCAACTATGACCCATGGTGCCAGATTTGGAGCATCTGGGTATGAATTTATCGGAGAATATATTGAAACTGAAAAGATGAAAAAAGAAAAGAAAAGTAAAACATCTGTAAAAGAAGTTCGAAAACAAACCATATTGGATATGGATGAGCCACCATTGATTACCATTCAACGGGTAATGGATAGTTTGGATGTCAAAGAACAAACCGCGAAAATAATCTTAACTGAACTTGAAAATGAAATGAAACTTATCAAGTATGGTAGAGGGGCATCTGCAATATGGAAAATCTACAACAAGATATAACAATACCAACTGAAATAATTAACGGATCTCTGTCTCTTGAGGAGATAGGGACATTAATTATATTAATGTCATTACCATACTGTGATGAAGATTATGGGTGGGGGGGAAATGAACAATTTAATAAAAATCTTAAACATTTTATAGAAGAGGAAATAGTAATTCCAAATACTGATGATAATAGTGTTGAAATAGATTTAACTTGGATAGATAATAAAATATGAGCGACTGGTCAGGTAAGGGTAGTAAATCCCGAGTAACTAATTATAATAATTATTGGAATTCTCCTTTATGGGATAAAGAACCTATGGATAAAGAACCAGAACATTTAAAAAGATTTTTATTTTTGGATGATGTGCGAGAAGTTCGAGAAGCATTCTTGTGGGGGGAGAATATCTCTCTTCTGATAGAATCAAAAATACCCGCATATAAGTGGGATATTGTTAGATCGTATGAGGAATTTGTGGCGTATATCCAAAAAAATGGTATACCCGATGTTGTAAGTTTCGATAATGATCTTTGGGATGTTGCACATGAAATGGCAGTGAACCCTTTAAATGAAGAGTTAACGAAACAGTTCCAAATGATTGGTTGGCAAGATTTCAAGATTAAGACGGGGGCGCATTGTGCTCAATATCTAGTAGATGCATGTAGAGCACATGGAACCCCCATTCCAAAATATTACATTCATACTGCTAATAGTGTAGCAAGACCAATAATTAGAAAGATTTTAGAAAATGATATATAAGTTTAGAACAAATAATCTCATTATACAGGGCGATACTCATAACACTGATATCACATTCAAAACTCTTGATAGAGATATAATGAATGATTGTGATTATCTCCATATTGGAGATGGTGGATGGGGATTTGGTAGTGAGAGCTATGCCTTAGATAACGCTAAATCATGGGCGGAAAGACTTAATAAAGTTTGTAAAAATCGTAACATTAAGTGTTACCTAATTATAGGGAATCATGATAATCCAGTGGTGTGGAAATTATTACCAATTCACTCAAATGTTAAATTTGTGAATTCTGGAGATATTGGAATCTTTCCAAATGGAAAGAAAGCATTATTGGTTGGTGGCGGAGTATCTATTGATAGATTTACTCGTACGAGAGGTATTGATTATTGGAAAGATGAAATCACACCATATCTGGAAGATATTGAAGAATGTGATGTGATGTTTTCCCATGATTGTCCAGAGTTTTTTAACCACAGCACTAAAAGTCTGTCAAATTCATATGGGTGGTATTGTGATCGAGATGTTAATTTAATCGATGATTGTTTAAATCAACGTAATAACATGTCCGACATTGCTAAACGTTCAGGGGTCACTACTATAATTTCTGGACATTTTCATAATACTATATGCCAAGAATTTGATGGGGTCTATTATAGATGTTTGGATATTAATGAATTATTTGATTTTGATGCTAAAAAGGAATACAGACAATTCCCAGTATGAAAAAAGTAAAAGTTTTTTTAGATTTTGATGAGATGTTAGCACATTCATTTTATGCTGATAGTGAAAAACATGCAGATCAATTATTGGAGGATTATTCGGAACATTGGTATGGTGTGAAATATCACATCAGAGATGATGGATGGTATGTTACATTTAAACGTTCTTGGGCAGATGATCTTATAAAGTTTTTAAACGAATTAGTGGATAAGGATAATGTGTATATTTTAACAACTGGAACTCTTGATTACATCAGATGGGCTAATATTAAGATTAATCTAGGATTCGATCCCAATACCAATATCTACGGTAGAGAAGATATGTTTCTAGTCCAGACCCATCCAAATTTTAAACACACCTTCAATATACTTATTGATGATAGGGTTTATGAATACCATAACTTGGGTGATAATGGTAAAATCAATTTTTTAAATAAACTCCCATATGATCAGTATATCAAAGTTAAAAAATTTACTGTTTGGGGTGAATCTATAGGATATGATACAGAATATTTCAATAATTTAAAATCTGAGATATTAGAAGTGATGAAACTTAATAATTAAAACCGAAATATAATCAACGTATGATAAATCAACTACTAAAGGAACTGCATGAGACTTGGGGGTATGAAACCGAAGAACTTAATGATATCCGGGATAAACTCGAAGAGGTCGCAAACTCCGCATTTTGGGAAGGTTACATTGAACGAAGTCAAGAAGTCATCACATATTATGCGGGATTTTCAGCTTATGGTAATAAGGAGGATTGGGAATAATGGCTGCTAAAAAGAAAAAAGCTGTGAATATAGATTTCATTTTTGAAAATGATGAAATCTTAATTTCGTTAAAGGAACGATATTTTAAAATTATTAAGGGTGAGGAATATCCAAAAACTCCCCAAATCACAAAAACTTTAGATATACTAGAACAAACCATTCTTAAAAGAAAGGATGAAATTATTAATGAGCACTCTTAAAGAAGTTGAACGTATTTATAAACCATTTGATTGGGTCGGATGGATAATGGCATTACTCGGATTAGCAATGATTGCATATTTTAGTGGTATATTTGGAAATCCACCTGAATGGTGGTTTGTTGGTCTATCATTTTTAGTTTTCTGGGAATATGCTGTGAGAGTTGCATACGGTAGATTATGTACTTATATATATTATGATACTATTCATCATCCAATGTATGAATTACAAATTGAGGGGGAGAGATACTTTGTAAATGCTTTAAGCTTGGAAGAATTGGATCTATATATGGAACTACATTATCCCAATATGGAATATAAAATTATTGATGAAACACACACGGAGTCTTTTATCAAAACTAAGAAAACTATTTAATTATGAAATATTATAAAGGAGATTTGATTGAAGCCAATGTAGACGCATTGGTTCATTGTTGTAACAATTATCATGTTATGGGTTCTGGAATAGCTTATTTTTTAGCGAAAAAATTTCCACAAGTATATCAAGCTGATTTGGAAACTGAACGAGATTGTGAAAGTAAAATGGGGTATTTTTCCAAAGCTATGATTAGTGAAAATCGAATGGTTTATAATTTATATGCGATGTGGGGAATTGGTAATGATGGACAACCTTTACATAGGAATCTTTCGTATGATAGTTTCTATAATGGACTTTGGCGCATATGTGAAGAGTTGGAAGGTGAGTTTTCTTTACCTTTACCAATACATGTAGGTCTTCCGAAATACATTGGGTGTTGTAGAGCAGGGGGGGAATGGTCTATTGTTGAAAAAATGATTGAAGACATTGAGAGTAAATTTATTAGAATAGCTTTTGAAATTTACGAATTGGAAAATGGTGAGATGACTGCTCAAAGTACTAACCCAATACCTAGATAATGGATTTACCTAATTGGCTTTTAGATCTAAATCCTGATAGGATTACACGAATATATGAATCATCAATTTTGGATTGGGATTCTAAAAAAATTAGTATTGAAGTATATGATACTGGAGAGGTAGTAGCAATTGCTCCAGATGTAGATGATTTGAATACCGAAGTCGTAAAAATGATTACGGATATTGATAAAATGGGATTCTGCGAGGTTTCTATTAAGGATCAAGAATGGATTACATCATTTTCAATTCATGGGTGGAATCAAGACACATTTCCTAAACTGGAAAATGATTAATTAAAACCGAAATATAATCACATTATGCGAAAAATTAAATTTAGAGTCTGGGACGATACAAAAAAATCATGATTAATACGACTGGTGGAATTGAAGTTTTTCTGATTAACGATCCAAACAATGTGATAAAATCTTATGATTAAAATATGTAATTTTAAATATTCTACTGGTGTAGTTCCAGATGGTTACGAGTGTCAAGATTGTGGTGCCTTTAGTGTAAGACTTTATAGAGAGTATAATACTTTTATGGAGGGTCAACATCTTAGGTGTAGAGCCTGTGCTATGAAAAATCAATCGAAGAGTAATCGAGAATTCGATGATACTTTTAACAGTAAAGAACATTCTATTGGTTGGCTTGTGGCAGCAGTTCCAACAGAAGATGGTGAAAGTTTTTGGGGATTTACATCTGTTCCAGATGATGGTGTTGAATGGTGGGATAACTTGCCAAAAGAATTAATTAAAACCGAAATACAATAACCACATGCGCTTCAACAATTGATTGTATTATTGATCCATCATATTAAATAATAATATGAGAGAACAATCAACAAGATATAAACATTTAATTGGGGCGGAAAATGGATACTTAAAAGTTTTAGATGTAGTTTATGGCGTAATGAAAAATCGTCATGCTGCGGTTAAGGTCTTTTGTTCTGGATGTAATTCCGAAAAATTTATTAGCGCACCGACCTTTGAAAAGGGTAATAGTAAGAGTTGTGGGTGTAGAAAATATAAGGATTTTCCAACTGGGTTAGATAGTAAAAAAACTAAAAATTTAACTGGTAAAAAATATGGTAAGTTGACGGTTTTGGAATGTATTAAAGAGAAAACGAAAAGGTTACAGTGGAGATGTAAATGTGATTGTGGAAATGAAAAAACTGTGGTTGGGCTATACCTAACACAAGGGGAAACATCTTCTTGTGGGTGTGACTCATATAAAGTTGGCGAGGATAATCCCTTATGGAAAGGTTATCACGACATTACAGGTAAAAAATGGAGTGATCTTAAGACTAGTGCAAGAGTTAGAAATTTGGAATTTTCAATTGACATCGAAACAATATGGGATAAGTTTTTAAAACAAGATAAGAAATGTGCGTTGACAAATCTAGATTTAGAAATGGGAACAAGTGCATCACTAGATCGAATAGATTCTTCTAAAGGTTATATTGATGGTAATGTTCAATGGTTGCATAAACATGTTAATCAAATGAAATGGGATCTTGATCAGTCACACTTTATAAGTTTGTGTGAATTAATAGTAGAAAATAATAAAATTAAAAATGAAAATGAAAATATTTCCAACATTATATAGTAGGACGGCAACCGGAGCGATCCAAACATGGAAGGTTATTGTAGATGGTGATTCGTATTACACTGAATATGGGCAATTGGATGGTGTTATAACCTCAACTAAGCCTACAGTATGTAAAGGGACGAATATAAACAGGGCGAATGAAAACTCCCCAGATCAACAGGCTATTTTTGAAGCAGAAGCAATGTGGACCAAGAAGAGAGAGACTGGATATTTTGTTAGGATTGAAGATATCGATATTTTGTTGTATGTAGAGCCTATGCTTGCTAAGAAATGGGAAGATCGTAAGGATAAGGTAAAATTCCCTGTCTATACTCAACCAAAACTTGATGGTCTGCGAGCAGTTATTACTAGAAATGGTGCTAAGTCTCGTAATGGTAAAGATTGGGTAACTATTCCACATATTCTAAATGCGTTAGAGCCTATTTTTGACAAGTATCCAGATTTGATTCTGGACGGGGAATTATATAACCATGAGTTGAAACACGATTTCAATAAGATCACTTCATTGGTCAAGAAAACCAAACCAAATGATACCGATTTAGAGGAGTCTGCTAAGGTTGTTCAATTTCACTGGTATGATACTGCCACAGCCAAGTTTACATTTAGACAAAGGAAGAATTGGATCAAGACATTGAAACAAGATTTTACCCTTCCCGATTGTGTTCAAGTTGTCTCCACACATAGAGTTGATGATTTGGAAACTCTGGATAATGTATATGCGGCGTATCTAAGTAAAGGATATGAAGGACAAATGGTTCGATTAGACACTCCATATGAATTCAAGCGTTCCGCAAGTCTTTTGAAGAGAAAAGAATTTCAAGATGAAGAATATAAAATTCTTGATATTGTTGAAGGTGTTGGAAATCGTGCGGGGTTAGCTGGTGCTATGGTCTTTAAAAATGAATTGGATCATGATTTCAATTCCAACATCAAGGGTGACAGAGAG